TCAGTAACAGTAAAAGATGATGAGCCTGTATCTTCTAAGGTTACTTCATATTTTCCATCAATATAATTTAAGATACCCCTCATATTAGATAAAAGCTCTTGAGTGTTTTCTAAGATGTTTTTATTGGCATCTACAACACCATTACAGCTAAATCTTTCAACCTTGACTAAGGCTTGACCAGCTTCGTTGGTGTAAGTGTTGGACAGAGCATTTTGGACAACTAATTGATAAATAGCATTTGCATCATATGGTTGATATCTAGTAGCATCAACTATCACATTATCTTCAAACTCAACATTGCCTGAAGCATCTTTTAGGTTAAGATTTCCACCAATTTTTGAGCCATTCCAAGTATCACCATCAACTGTGATAATGCCAGCACCAGCCAATCCGCTAAAGGTAGCACTAGAATAAGACCCATCAAAGTCTGGTGTATCTTGTAATGCTTCTGCTGTGGTTGCAGCAGATTGGAATGTTTGCAAATTAATATCTGACTCAGCTAAGCCTTTTCCATATTCGTTGTCCCTCATGTAATCAAGTAGACATAAGGTTGCGTTATCTGACCATTCAAAAGTGCTTGGCGTATCGTATCTATGTGAGCCTGTGCCACCAGATATAGAACCATCTTTTCTTGGGTCGTATAATTTTTTACCTCTACAAGTAACAGTAAGCTGAGGAATTGAGGAAAACATTCCCTTAGAATCATATTCAAAGCTGCAAGCTAGATAGGCTATACCTCTTAATCTATGATTAGCAGTCCACTGAGTTCCTATAGAAGCATTTAGCATAGGGTCTACTGTTTGATCACTTGTCCCATGATGAGCGTTAAAAACCATTCTGTATCTTCCTGCTGGGTTTGTGCCAGAACCGCCAGCATTTTCTGTATTTACATTTCCTATCTGTGTTGCTGTGCATAAAGAACCAGCCCCAGATGAAATCTTATCTGAGCCAGCATAGTAACCCTGTCTAAAAACTTTTGGGTCTTTAACGCTAACGCCATTAATTTCAATGGTATCTAATTCTATTTGATCTATCTCGCCAACAGAAAGTGCATATATTACAAATAAATCTTTTGATCTGTTGTCTGCTGTGTGCATAAAGGCAACTGTGCTTCCAACCCTACGCCTTCCATAAATAACTGGTATCTTTCCACCTTGAGCAGTTTTCTGACCCAGAATATCTTGACCTTTTGCCATTAGAGCTTTGGCTTCCATAAAACCTTTAACGCCAACGCCAATGCTTATAACTGTTGCAGCAATTTTAATTTTTGCCCAGTTAGCTGTAATAAACGCAATCGGTTTACTTAAAAATGCTGGAATCATAAAAGCCATTAATCTGACCCCCAGCGAATATCTTCTTTAGTCTGATCTGCATATTCCAACCCTTTATCTCCAGAATAAATATTCTGTTGAGACTCATCAGAAAAATGTCTGCCTTTTTTTAAATTCCAATTTGCCCAATGATTAGCAACTGATATAGAAACAGTAGAATCACCAGATGATTCAATCACAGTCGCATTATTAATTGTTCCAGAGAAAAAGGTTGTAGCATCAACTAGACTTTCGCTTGTATCAAAAAAAGCAATATAAATATTTACTGTTTTATCTGTGTAATTGCCATCTTCTATTAAACTTCTAACGCTAGAGGTTATATTAGACATAGTAATGACTATTTCTTCAGACTTAGCTTCTCCTGTTTCATTGCTAGGTTCTATGCTTACAAAATCACCGCCAGCTTGATAGGAATTTGACTCATAGGTTACATCGGCATAATAATCTGTAACTCTTAATGGAGTAGAAAAATTAAACTCAATTAAAAATGCTATCTTATTAGCATCGTTAGCAATTTGCGTTTGTAATCCTGATGATATTGAACGTGGCATTAGCTGATGACTTCCCTGACATCAAATGAAATAGAATAAAAACCAGTGGGGTCTGTAGCATAAAGAATCTCTTCGCTTGGAAGATAAACTGTAAAGCTAGGCTGATTCATTATAACTGCTTCATTATCAGCAAGGGTTTCAACTAAATTTGGTTCAATGGTAACTGTTGCAGCTCCACCACTATCTGAATTTATATCTGATTGCACCATGTAAACTTTGCCATGACTAAACTTAATTAGATCGCCTGCTTTAAGAACGCCTGACGTACTTGCTGTAAAGCCATCTAATGAAATTGTATTGTCAGTAGTATTGTGTGCACCAACAACCTTTACAGATGTGTTGGATTTATCAGCACCTCTGTTTTGTGTTGGTAATTGTATTGTAAAGGTTTCAAATCCACCCTTTTGTTTTTGTAGAAATGCAAAGACATCCATTGCATCATCTTGATCTAATGGTGGCATTGAGACACTAAAAGTAAAATATTGTGAGCCTATCTGTCTAGCAGCTCTTCTACCAGAGATAGACTGGTTCATAAGAGTTGGTCTATTGTTCTGAAAGTTTAATGTCCTAAACTTAGGACTTGTAGGAAATGCACCACTCATACTACACCCATTTTTCCTCTGCTATTCATCGCTTGATTGATGATAGAAGTAATCATTCCTTTTCTTGATGCTAGTAACTGATCAAAGCCAGCAGCATCAACTGCTGATATGTTGAAATTGACTGTAGCACCGCCCATTCCTTGTCCCTTTGTATGATCAATAACAGTTTCATTGGGATGAACCATAGCCATAAAGCCACCCTTGCCATCCATTCCACCAGCTCTTACACCAGAGCCTGTAAAACCACCACCATCCATGCTTAAAAAATTATCTAAATCAAAAGGTAGAAAAGAACTAAAACTTATTCCCTCTATTCCTGACTTTATAGATGCAACCATCTTTTCTACAATCATCACCTGTATTAATTCATTTATTACAGCACTCGCAATGCTTGTAGCAAGATTTTTAAAATTCATAAATTCTTTATTCGCAAAATCAAAAAATGTTGTAAAAGCTGTTGTCAGCTTTCCTTCCATAGTGTCTGCAAATTGCTCAACAACTGTTCTAGTTTCTTTTACTTTTTTATCAAAAGCCTCTAATTGAGTTGCCTTAAAAGCACCTTCCATAACACCTGTTAATCTTTTTTGTTCTTTTATTAGTGCAATCTCTTCTTCTAATGCAGCTTTTCTAAATTTTTGTTTATATATGTCAACATTAGTAAAAACACCATCTGCAATTTCAATCTGACCAGCGTTTTCTGATGCTTCTTCTAATAAACTATTTAGCCTGCCAAGCTCACCCTCTAATTCTCCAAGAGTTTTCTTTCTGTCAACTATATTTAATATATCTAAGAATTCCAAAACTGTTGTTGACACAGAAACAAATGCTTTTTGAAGTGGTAACAATGTGGCTCTTTTAAGCTCATTCATTGCATCATTAAATATTTCAGCCTGTCTAATAGAATCTTCTGGAATAACACCAGTAGCAGAAGCAGCTAAATCTTCCATAGCCACAGAGCCATCTTTGATAAGATTAGCCATTGTGATACCAACCTTTGCACCAAAGACCTGAGCTAATAAAGCGTTTCTTTTGAATGGCTCTTTGATGGACTCTAAACTTACAAAAAATTCTTTAAAAAGAGCTTCAGATTTTTTGGTTTCACCACTAGAATTTTTTAGTGATATGCCCATTTCTTCAAAGGCTTGTTTAGCCAAACCAGTTCCCATTGTGGCTTCACCAACACCTTTAGAGAAGAACCTAAGGGCTTTGTTAAACTGCTCTGTCTCTATACCTGATTGTTGAGCGGCAAATTGATATTGTTGCAAAAACTCTGTGCTTACACCGATAGAATCGGCAGTTTTACCAATGCTGTCAGCAAGAGCAAGCGTTTCATTGGCAAAATTAATTATTTGTCTTACAGCAAAAGCACCAGCAAAAGCACCAGCCAGTTTTTTCATGGCTGATTGAGTGCTGTTAATATTCTTATTTACAGAACTAAAACCCTTTTTGCTATTATCTTTAGCTGAAATTCTTAATTTATAATCAGTTGCCATTTTTTATTTGCCTGTTTTTTTCCTCGATATATGCCATCCATCCTGTAAATTCGGATAAGGTCATCTTTTCTTCTAGCTCCTGCAATGTGCAATGCAACATTTCAGCAAGATAGTATCTAGCAAATAAGTCCTTATCCTCTGCTACTTTTTTGCTTGTTGTTCTACGCTTGGGCTAGCCATTATTTCAGTTGCAACCCTTGCAAGAACATCTTTATCCACGCCATTCATTAAAGCGTGCTTATCTGATAGATCAAAAACTTTTTCACCATCAGAATCTAAGG